TTGTATCACGACATAAATCAGTTGGCTACTCAAGTAATTGACCCGGCTGAACCTAATACTACAAAAGAAGAAAACCCGGCCGCGTTTTACACAGCAAAGGCCGTCCTTGGACTTTCTTCGTCTGCGCCAGATTTGATAATGATGGCGAATCCGATTCTAAGGGCGGTTAATATTAAAACATTCTCAGATCGCTCGACATTGGATATTATGAGATCCAATCCCGGTATGTCTGCCAGCGATGCAACTGAATTGGGAACGACCGCAGGCGTTTTCCAGCATCTTCTGCAATACATTCCGTTTCAGGTTATTACGGGAAGGACTCCTTTTTTGGGGAGGCTACTAAAAAATCCTACACTTACAAAAAGGAGGCGAGCGGCAAATGCTTTAACTCGTCTGACAGTGGGAACTACACTGGAGTTTGGACAGGAGTTCGCTCAAGACATGGCCCCTTGGGTTGTTCAGTCAATTGCAGCAGCTTTGAAAAAGGATGTTCCTAATGTTAATTGGGAAGAAAAACTTAGCGTTTTTGCTTCAGAAGAAAACCTAGAGGAATTGATTCCAACTATCGTTCTGATGAACCTTATCGGTGCTGGCGTTGGATCGTGGCGTGACTATGCCCTTACCAAAGGTTTGATGTTTAGCACTGACGTAATGGTCGCGTCCGGGTTGACTGAGGCAGAAGCTCTTGAGGTCGATGCGTTGCAAAAGGAAGGCAAGCTGGATGAGGCGCAAGCGATACTCCGCAAAGGATTAAAGCGTGAAGAAGGCAAAAAAACTAAGACTCCCAATACTAGGTTAGCTGATGCGCTAAAGCTGCAAAAAAAGGAAATAGATAAAAGAAGCAAGATAATTGAGGAGGGTGAGGAACTTGGTTTCATTCCAACCACGATTAAAACCCAAAACGGTTGGGGTTTGCGTTTTGCCGATGAGAGCGTTGTGGAATTCCAGACCTACGCGGAATTGGAAAACGCAAGAGAAAAGCATCTCCAAGACAAATTTCTAGATTTACATGAGGAGATAAAGGCAACGATTTCACAGGTGGAAAAGGATGTAGAAGCAGGCCGAGAGTTAACATACTTAATAAAACCGTTTGAGAGGAATATGCTTCAAGTAGTTGAGGAAGGAGAAGAAACGCGAGAGAGGGCGTTGAATCGACTCGACATTGCTAAAGAGCAGACCGGGCAAAGTTTGCAAAATGATCTAGAAACAGAATACAATATTGCTCGCAATACGGCAGACTTGGAGGGGATGACCGATGACGAGCGTCTAGCGAATGCTAGAATTCTAGGTAAAAACGTCACCGAGTTTGCTAAGGGCATCGCAAAGACAACGTCAACACTGTATCAAGGATTTTCACCAATTACGATCATCGAGGAAAAGAGTGAAGGCGATGCAGCAGTGCTTTTGCAAGATGGCAAACGCGACTGGTTGATTTCTAAAATCCGTGGCTACGAAGAGGTTTCAGGAGATAAGGTGTTTATCTCTGGAAAAGCTGATGAGGATCTAACTAATGGTGACATCAAGGAAGCCTATTCTGCGTTAGTTCAATCCTACTTTGTCGGTAGGACTAAGAAAGGTGAAGTGCTTGGCAGAGCGGAAAAGGATTCAGAAGGAAAAGCTAAGAACGCCCGGCAGAAATATGCCGACATCATGCGTGCTGGCCTTGGTTCGACAATGGGAGCATATGCTCAATTCTTCCGCTCTATATGGAGGAGGGCAGCTAAACTAAACAAACTTCGCCGGGAAGGTAAACTTGATGCGGAGTTGGAACAGGAACTGGCGAGATCAGTCGGCATGAGTGACCAGGGTCAGTATGAGGCCGATGTCCTGACTGAAGCGGAGAAATTTAAAGAGGAGCTAGAAGAGGACGGTGTAGAATTGGAGGTGGAGGAAAGCAAGGTTGAGCCTACGGATGATGTTTCGTTTTCTGTTATCAATCAAAAGTCATCTCTTCGGTTGAAGATGACCCGAGCGCAAATCATAGAGGCAGTGGAGGCTTCGTCGGACTGGAAGGATTTCTACGAGAGGCATGAGGAACTTCTTCGCGAGTATTTTGGGCCTGATCATAAACTGTTTCAGCGACTTCTCAGTGCCACATCTCAGGCCGCAAGTGTAAAGGCCAATGTATCACTTGCGCTGAAGGCGTACGGTCAACTGAAGCGAGGAGAGGAATTTGTGGGCTATCTTGCTCCAGTAATCGGAAACTTGGAGAAAATCCGTAACGATAGTAAGAAACTCAACGGCAGGAAGATTGGAAACTACGAAGAGGCTTCCAGCGGAGACAAATCAAAGGTGGTCGTTGATCGGCACGTAGCGAGGATGCTTTTCGGGGTAACATCTCCTACCAAAGCGCAATTTGAAAAAGCAGAGAAAGTATTGACTGAGATTGCAAATCTTATAGGATGGGAGCCGCGAGAGGTTCAAGCCGCAATCTGGGCAGCATCAATCAGAAAAAGTGGAAATGAACCTGAGAGCTATGACCAATACCTCAAACGACTCAAGCGAGAAGGAAGTCTCGAACGACGAATTGGATTCCCTCTTCCAAGAAGCGGAGGAGATTCTACTCAAAGAGCAGGCAGAGGATCTGATTCTGGATCGAGCAACGTCTCTGGCGACCGATCAGGATTAGAGGCGGGTGGGCCTCTGACCGAAGCAGAGAGCAGGGACGAGGTTGGTTTTTCTGTTATTCAAAGCACAGAATACCTTCGGAACGATGATCGGTTTGACGATCTTCTGAAAGAAGGCAAGATCAAGCCTGACCAGTCCATTGATAATTTCGTAGGACAGAACATTCTTCTTCACGCTCCTGACAATGCGTTTTCCGGCAAGGTAATATTTGAAGACGGGCAGGAGTTGGAAGGGAAAGGGGGAGTGTTTTATCCGGCACTTTTTGCTGATCTAAACTACTTTTGGGCATCCACCCAAGCAGTTGCTGAAAAAACAGCCAACCACCTAAACGAAATTGGAAGGAAGAACGGAGGTCGAATTCTCATGGGGTTGGTTTCGGCCCCGGTTGGCAAATTGTTTTCTTCTACGACAATGTCGCGGGGAGTTGTCCGATTCTTTGAGGCACTTGCGGATCAACCAAGAAAAACTGGAGTGACGAAGTCGAAACTTAACAGCATGATCGTTAAGGCGAGCAAGGTGTCCATAACTGACGATAAGGGGAAGGTAAACAAATTTAGAGACAACCCGTTAGCGGTTAAGGACGGACTGGCGGCAAACATCGATAGGATGGACGGTCTGCTAGATCCAGAAAATGCCGTCTTTGCTGTTCGCAAAGCGTTCGTTCAATCCCTGATCAAGCAACTGACTGACGAGATTGGAACTGCAAAGGCAAAAGCTGATCCGAAGATTATGAAGCAAGCGCGGTTTGTGGCAGACAAACTCCACGGGGATCACAATCCGTATGCTGCTGCAACATTGGCAAAAGGCGAACTTAGTGTGGCGAATTTGACTCAGGGATTAGGTAACCTATTGACCGAGCCGTTCCTTCGGGATTTCCAAGAAGGCAATCAAAACGGGATGATCTATGCAGTGATTGAGGCGCAGGGAGAGGTAGAGGCGATTGAATCAGATCACCATGAAAGCTACCCGTTCGCAATTGTTCCGAAGAACCGTGAAAGCAAAGTGGTTCTTCATACGATGAAAGAGGCGTTTGACTGGCAAAAGGTGGTTGGGCATGAAACTTCTGGTTTCGGGGATGTGGAACTGATTGATCCAAAGACTAAAAAGCCATATACGAAGTCGTTTGAAAAGGCGCGAAAAAACCTTTTTCCAACTTCTGGTATGTCTTCGACCACATTGAAGGTAATGCCTGGATCGGAAACGAGAGAATCAGGGAAGCAACTTTCCTTCTCCGTCATCGAAAACGCAGAGGAACGTATCGCGGATATGTTCTCGCCGTTCCAGCGATCACCGGTTCTGAGGCATGAGGTTGGGGCGAGAGCGCACAAGAAGATCCTAGACCTGTATGCTAAATTTCGTCCCGTATTTGAGGCAAACCGGACTCCCAAAGAAATCAACGAAGCAGCCCGGAAAGTTGAGGAAGAGAAACTGTCAGAGCTACTGGAGGGGATATCTCCCGCGACTGTTGGCGCACTGGAACTCAGCGACAGTCTTGATGATACGGCTCAACGTCCTATTCTAGCAGAACTGACAACTTACCGGACTATCACTAGGAAGGACGGCATACAGGTGAGGATGCCTGGTGGTTCGATCATGGGCAAGACTCGCGCTAAGGCAGAGGGGAGAAGCACTGCTGAATACAATGATATGCCTGAAGGTTTGCCATCTTATGTGTTTGGCGGGAATCTGTCCCCGGATCAGGCAGCAAAAATTGCTGGCTTCGATGACGTAGCAGAATTCTTCTCTGCTCTAGATTCGGAGATTAAGAGTTTTAATGATCAGAAGGAAGCTGCTGCTGCGGCGAGACGCGAGGTGGCTGGGATGTCGAGGGAAGCGAGGGAAGCTGGGCAGGCAAGGAAAGCAGAACTGCTCAAGGAAAAGAAGACCGTTGGCAGCGATAAGAAAACTTTATTAGGCGCACTGCGAATGCTCGACGCTGTTGTCAGCTCGCTGCCGATGGAGATCCGGGGGAAGGTCGGTGGTGTCACTGCCATCGCAAAGAGATCATCGCCAGAGGCAATGTTGAAGGAGATCGAGCGGCGCGTGAAACGTGCTGACCAAGAACTGGAATACTATTTGTATAAAGAAGCTGATGCCGCTCTCGATGATCCGAAAAATGGAATACTGGCGAGGATACAAAAAACTAAAGTTACCGAAGCTGGCAAGAAGTATAAAGGCCGTCTGGGTCAAAGTTTCTATACACTGGTAGACGCTGCGAAAGAGGCTAGGAATTTGCTTACATTGGAGCAGGGGGAAGCAGAGGCACAAAAAGCAGAGATCGACATTGCTAGTATTGAGGAAATTAATTTCGATACGTTGAGCGAGGAAAAAAAACAGCAACTAATGGAGGACAGTGTCCGAGCTGGTCTGCTGGCTGAAATCTACCGGGCCTTCGCCGGTTGGAGAGATCGAGACGCTACGCAACGGCATGACGCTGTTAAGATGCTCAACGATCTCTACAACGGTGCATGGATCAATGCGCTTGAGAGTGAAGCTGAAAAACGAGAGCGGTATGAAGCATTGCGTGGTGAGGCAATAGATTCAACCAATGCCGATAGTTCAGCGAAGTCGCGCAAGAAGAAAAAGAATGAGGTGAAAGGCAAACGAAAAGGGATTCTAGGATTTCAGCCTTGGGACTTTGTTGTTTCTTACCTATTCGGAGAAGATTCGGAAATAGCGATCTATCTTGCTGATGGGCAGAGAAAAGCCGAAAACGATTTAACGGACGCAATGCAAGCCATCTACGATGACTTCGAAGCCTATGTTAAAGAGAACATCGAATCTGATGATGTGAAGTCAGCTAAAATTTTGACCAAGTTGGATGAGCCAACAATAGAAACTGACGAAGGAATTTACTCTGAATTGGATGCTGTTGACATTCTTCTGACATGGGATCAAGAGGACGGGCGGCGGCACATGGAGGGCCACAAGGATGAGGAGACTGGCAAACCTAACGGCGATTGGCATTACGGCGAAGAGTTCGTAAAACAAATCGAAAAGGGTTTGAGTGATACCGGTAGGATGATTTTATCTTTCTTGCAGAGCAGATATTCGCAGGAATACGACAGGTTGAATAAGCTCTACAGGAAACAGAACGGGGTAGATATGCCGAAGAACAAGTTCTACGCTCCGATTTCTGTAATCCCTATTCAGTCAAGTGAGGGAGATAATACCGATCCTACAACCGGAATGCAGTTGTCCAGAAACAATACTCCCGGTGCATTAAGAACAAGAGGTGGTTTTATTGCGGAACCTGACTTCCAAAACGGTCTTGAAAAATACTTCTCACACAAGCGTCAGATGGAACACTGGTTGGCCTTCTCTGAATTTTCACAGGAGGCGAATGCGGTTCTTGGCAACAGAAAGGTTAGAAATGCAATTTCTGCAAAGGCCGGTCAGGAGTCAATCAACACGATAGTGGAGTGGACTACCATGTTTACCGAGGGCGGGGTGCGAGCGGCAGGCGTTCATTTAGGCTTCAATAAGTTTATACGCGAAGTGGGTGGAAACTTTGCGATCATGGCCCTATGGGGCAGGCTCGGAACAATTGCAATTCAGGTGACTCAGCTTGCTGCCGGGAATGTTGTGATGTCATCGTATCAATATAATACTCGCTTATTCAAGCTGTTCGCTGGTCAACTCGGTTGGGGAGTTGCAATCAATTCAGACTACATCAAACGGCGACTAAGAGAGCAGCCAGTGATGGTTCGTGAGTTGATGAATGATTTAGGCAAAAGCAAGCCAACGAAAGTTAAATTTAATGCACAAAAAGTTGGAAAGTTAATCGGTGGTGCTGATGCGCTTTTCACTGCGGGAACTTTTGCAATTGTTTATGATCATCGCCTACAAAAAGCCTTGGAAAGAGGATTAGAGAGGGGCGAAGCGGAGGCGTTTGCGTTAAACGAGGCCGAGCGGGTAACGGATCGATTAGCACAACCCACAAGATCAGGCGCACGTTCGATAATTGAAAACACTACGGTTAATCCATTAGCAAAAATCTCGTGGGTATTCGGCAGTGAAGCACGAAAGAATATTTCGCTTATGATTCAGGCTAAATTGCAAAATGGAGTTTGGTCTAAAGAGATGGGGAGGGCGACGATGTTCGCTATCGTTGCGAACGCATTAATAGCTGCCATCATACGAAATTCATGGCGCGATCTCAGAGATGATGAGGATGATGAAATCTTCGACCCGAAACATTGGCGAATGAAAAAAATTATCGCGTCTGTTCTAACCGATTGGATGTATGGGGTTCCGGTTTTAGGTGAAGAGGTGCAAAACGCGGTTCTGGCACTTTTGGGTGAAACACAGCCGCAAGGGACTGCATTCTCTGCAATCCCAAAGGCAGCCTACGCTGTTAAGAATCTTCATAAGATTGAGGACGTTGATGATCTTATGCGGTCAACAGAAACGATTATGACCGCACTTGGATTGTTCAATGACCAAACTGCGGCAGCAGCGGTTTTCATGCATCCGATGAGAGACGGCGTTGATATAATAACAAATTTAATAGATAACTAGGTTTCAGGAACTACACTAATAATATGATCACCACTGAAAATTCAGCAGTTTCCTATAGCGGAAACAATTCAACCGAGCAGGTTTACACTATTCCGTTCCCGTTTTTGGAAGCGAGTCACGTCAAATGTGAGGTGACCGATTCAGGCGGGACAATCACAACGCTCACAGATTTCTCTGTAGTCGCCAGCAAGGACGGTGAGGGGCGCAACGTGAGCGGCGAAGTTCTGACCGGTTCTGCAATTTCAACCAGTTCAACCATTCGGTTTTTCCGCGAAACGCCAGCAATCCAGACATTAGACCTGGTAGCGGGTGGTTCTCTCCCAGCCGAAGCAGCGGAGACTGCCTTCGACCGGGCGACAATGATCGCTCAGGAGGCTCGCCGGGATTCTGTTTATTCCGGCACAAGTAACATCACGGCATCTGAAACCGGGCTTGTTTCACAAGTTTCGGCAGGATCTTTTGTAGGTCGAACGATTTCCCCAGACGCAAGCTCGCCCATAGCGATTACAAATGGTGATGGGGTTGACGGCAATCCTACCATCGGACTTAGTGAATCTTCGCTCGCTACTGCCAGCACATTGGCGGATGCTGATTTATTTCTGGTCAGTGTAGGAGGCGCGTGGAAGAAGGCCAGCAAATCCACACTTGAGGATTCGCTAGTCCAAACCCATTACGGAACTTTCAATGTTCGTGCAGGCGATTTGATTCCAGATACAACTTCAGGCCCAGATGTAGGTGCTTACACTGGCGGCACTATTGATGAGGTCGTTGCTCGGTTCCAAGGCTCTCAAGATGAATCTGCCTATCATCGGTTTTTTCTGCCCGGTGATTACAATGGCGGCACATTGAAACTGAGATTGATATATTTTGCTCTAACAAGCGGGACGGCATTCGATTGGAAATTCAAGGTCAATGCTGACTGGCCCGGAAGCAATTATTCGGGAGAAGGCAGCGGCGACTATAATCCTGAATTCGATGGAACTGTGACTGAATATTCGCTCGACGCTACGCCAGCTACGATTGCGGTTGATGGCGAGACGAGTTACGGCGCGGTTTCCGTATCCGATCCTGTTTCAATCGGATCTGGATACAGTGCCGGTGGGCCAATGATGCTGAAAATTTCGAGGGATTATTCAACCGGGATGCCAACAGCTATCGTTTTAGGAATGCAGATTCAATACCCTTTCCAATCGCAGCAAACGGCTTGGACTTAATAAACTTGATTTTTATAAGGTTTCAGGAGACGCTGACTTTTAACATTGCCTCAATTATGAATCGACAAAAAACACTAGGAATCATCCGTCACTTGCTTACCTTCGGAGCGGGAATCGCTACGGCGCGTGGGTATGTGCAGGAGGATATTGCACAAGAAATCATCGGTGGCCTTGTTCTGCTCATCGGGACTATCTGGTCGATATTTGCACCAGAAAAGTCAGCATGACACTGTTTAGAGCGGTCGCTGCTTTTTTTAATGCGGCGACCGCTTTACTCAAAGTTTTGCCGATCATTGAGATTCGCAAGATCGAGCGGCAGATAGAGGATTATGAGGATGAAATGCATCGCCTTGCTTTGTCTGGTTCTCCTGCTGCCAAGCTGCGAATCGAGACGATTGCAAAACGCAAACAACGAGCGAGTGAACAGGTCGGCTTTATACGATCCTCCCACGGTGACTCTGATACCGGGTAAAACCTACCAATTTGAGGAAGGTGTTCTCACAGGGGACAATCAACGGTTTCACAGTGAGTATAGTTATTTAAGAGCCTTAATCATCGGCAGTAAATGATCGATTGGGAAAATCTTGAGCAATCTGATGCGGTCGTCATCCAGCATGGCCTAAAGGCTCTTGGTTTCTACGATGGCACTACGCGAGGACTTCCGGGGCCGATCACTAAAGCGGCGTATCAAAACTACTTGCAGACCGTAAAAGCTCAATCAAATCCGGCTACTGGAAGTGAACGGAATCCTCTTACCAGTGAGCTAATCGACATCCTCGTTTCTGAAACCGGTGTCCGCGAGATACCGCTCAACAGCAATCGCGGCCCAGATGTTGAGAAATACCAGGCATCAACTTGGCTCGACGGTTCTGGTTGGCCTTGGTGCGCGGCATTTATCTGCTGGGGAATCCAGCAGCTTGATACTAAATATGATCTTCCATTTGCGCGTCCGCAAACGGCTGGTGCTTGGGACTTTGAGCGATGGGCAAGGACTGAAAAACTAAAACTCTTCAAGCCGAAAGAGAAAATCCTAGCCGGGGACATCCTTGTCTACACGTTTTCCCATATCGGATTGGCGATTGACGATGAGTTGGACGGCTTTGTGAACACTGTCGAGGGGAATACCAACATCGGTGGATCGCGTGAGGGCGGTGGAGTTTACGCGCAGAAGCGAAAACTCTCTCTGGTTCGCTCGCACATTCGATTGTTTTAAGGGAGAAAAGGGGGGGGATGGAAAAAGACGCTTTTTATTATAGTTCGCTTCTGGACTACGCATCGACCGATACGCAAAAGTCGGTGTTAAAATTACTCAGCGATAACGGTGGTAAGATCCGCAAAGCAAGCCGCGTTCTCAATAGACATCATTCGTCTTTGGTAAAAACAATCCAACGGATCGAGGCAAACGCTGCTCGTCGAGGTTGGTCGCCTGCCCACAATGTAACCAGCCCATGTCCTCCCGGCTACCATCTGAAAGGCACGTCAACGCTTTTAGGAGAGGACGGTGAAGTTAAGCAACAGTGGGTCAAAACGGATGCCGACAAGGGTGCTGAGTTAGAGATTGCCAAACAAATTTACGAGGATTTATCGAAAGATGTAAAACGTCTCCCGGCAATTCGGAAACCGATAAAGTGCGATGAGGAGCTATTGAATTTTTATGTATTGACCGATTGCCACATCGGGATGCTGGCTTGGCACGAAGAGGGTGATCGAGATTGGGATTTAAAAATCGCAGAGGACGTGGTTATCGATGCGTTCAGGTCGATGGTGCAACAGAGTCCTAAAGCTAAACGCTGCGTCATAGCCCAGTTGGGGGATCTCCTTCATTGGGATTCTCTCCTCCCAGTCACGCCTGCCAGTGGCCATGTGCTGGACGGAGACGGGCGTTACGCGAAGGTAGTTGGAATAGCAGTCAAGATCATCAGGACGGTCATAGACGACGCTCTGAAGAAGCATGAGAGCGTTCATGCGGTCATGGCTACCGGGAACCATGATTCGTCTGGTTCGATTTGGTTGAGGCAACTGCTCGCTGCTCTTTACGAAAATGAGCCGAGAGTCACAGTCGATCTCAGCCCGAAGCCTTTCTATTCGCATCAACATGGATCAACGATGCTCGCAATGCATCACGGTCATATGGTGAAGCCTCCGTCCTTGCCCGGATTGTTTGCTGCGACCGAATCGGAGATGTGGGGTAAAACGAAATACAGATACGCTCACATTGGTCATCGCCACACTTCAAAACTGATGGAGAGCGAGGTCGGAGGTATGCACGTTATAGAGCATCCAACGCTGGCGGCGAGAGATGCCTATGCATCGCATCACGGTTACTTCTCAAACTCAGGGGCGAGAGCGACTACCTACCATAGCGAACACGGCGAGTGTGGCAGCGTCGTGGTGAGGCCCAAAGTTTAAATATGGAAAATAAAACAGCAAAACTTCTCAAGCGGTTCCGATTGAGTAAGGTAAATCAACCGAAGCGAACTCCCGGTCATCCGAAGAAAAGCCACATGGTATTAGCTTCTGAAGGCGGGAAAACGAAACTCATCCGGTTCGGTGAGCAGGGTGCTAAGACTGCCGGGAAACCGAAGGCTGGGGAATCTCAGGCCATGAAGAACAAGCGTAAGAGTTTCAAGGCGCGTCACGGTAGGAATATCAAAAAGGGCAAGATGAGCGCGGCTTTTTGGGCCGCAAAGACTAAGTGGTGATGCCTGACCGCTTGGAGGGATACGGTTATTACGAGGCAGATCAGGACGGCGGGACAGGCCAGTGGATCTCTTCCCAGCAACATTTTGAGGAAGAGCTGCTCGCTGCAATTATGATTCTTTTGGAGGCCAGTGAAAGCACTGAATCTTCAACAATTGCGACTTAACCGCTTTTTTCGTGGGGTTTAGCGCAATCGTATTTATTGAATAAAATTTCTTTTTTATTCAACAAATCGACGCAAGTGCCAGATCCTTGATGCCAGTGCGAAGCTGCTGGTTTTTTCGCAACTTGGTCTTCACTAGCAACGCTTCATCGCTAGTCAGCTTCACCGTGACGGATTTCGGATAGACTGTGCGAGAGAGGTTGACCGAGTTAATGTCGGCTCCAATGGTCTTTAAGGCACGTAGTTGATCACTGCTGACGTTGTCTCGATACCATTTCCGGCGAAGTTCAAGACGCTCTGAATCAGTGAACTGGTCGAGCGCGAGGATGCGGATTGTGGGGCCAACACGCTTGCCTATTCGCTTTGCTGCCTTTCTAAACAGATCAAACTCATCCGGGGTCACCGCTACAGAGATTTCAATATCTCTTGGCACGTTGGTCGAGCGGTAATACTCAATCTTTTTATCGCGGAGACGAGGATGAGCTTCCTGCTTGCGCTGAAGCTCTTCCAGCCTGAAATCTTTGTCGCGAGCATAGTTTTCACGATACCATCGCCTGCGATACGCTTTCTGCTCTTCGGGATCGGAATACGGCGGCATATCACCAAGCGTTATTGATTTCGTCATCGGCTGGAATCAGATGACCGTAGTGCTGTTCAAACACGATTATCGAATGGCCTAGCCATTTGGCAACCTTATAAGGACTAGTCCCGGCTGACGCATGGAGACTTCCGAATGATCTGCGAAGATCGTGGAACGTGCATTCAACGCCAGCTTTCTCCCGGAGAGAATTGAACGCCTTGCGAAAGTCCCATCGGTATCGGCCTACGTTCCTCGCGCTTGGTCGCACCAGGTATGGCTGCGGGATCTCGATTGACTCTAGGAAATCAGCAAACTCATCCGTGATCGGAATCGTTCTATCCCGGCCATTCTTTGGACTCCAGTCGATGTTGCCCTTAACGTGCAGCAGTTTTGATTTGAGGTCGATCCAGTCAGGAGTCGCATGGAGACATTCATTTTTCCTCAATCCAGCTTGCAGGGCGAGGAATACCAGCATCGACATATCCCTGTCGCCTTTTGCAGTTTCGATCAAGGAACGCGCCTGCTCCCGGTTGAGAAAATTGTATCGAGGACGTTTGACCTGTTTCTTCCGAGGGATCTCCAGACAGGGATCGACCATAATATGGCCGTTCGCAGTCAACCAGCGGGTAAAACGAGAGAGGATAGCAAGCTGCTGGATCGCTGTATTCTCATTCGCGTAAAGCGACAACCATCGCTTGATACTCTGGACAGTAATTTGTGTCGGGTGGTGGATCTTAAAATCGCGGCAGAAGGCAGTTATTCTAATGCCTTGATCGACGGCCCATCCTTCAGTCTGATACTTTTCGACAATGCAATGCTTCCGATATTGATTGATCAAGTCAGTGACGTAACTTTCACCATTGATATAGGGGAGGGGATTGGCGAGAATTTTGTGAGCAATTTCGATTGCTTCGATCTCGTCGTTTGTTCCGAGAGAGACGCGATGCTGCTTGCGGTTCGCCGTAAAGCGAAACCAGAACGTTTGCCTTCGTTTGTAGATGCCTTTCACAGTGTGCTAAAAACGTGTGCTAAAGTGGGCAAAATTAGCACAAATTGCAATACCTGATTCAGCAAGATCCTTTATTTTATACGGGTTTCAGGGCCGCTCGCGGTTATGCCATGCAGATGCTCTACCAACTGAGCTAATGCCCCTTTTGCTTATTCTATAAAGGTTTGAAGATTTTCACTTTTAACCGTGTGCTAGAAATTGTGTGCTAATTAATTCCTACTAATTAGGTCAAGAATCTCTTGTGCTGTTTCTTGCGGACTCTTCTTACGGCTCTCAACGATCTTAATGAATTTACTTCCGAGATCGATCAGATCCTGATCGGTGAGTTTATTTGACTTGAAGCGGTCACATTCGCAGGCGTAGAGGTCAAGCGAAACCATCAAATTATTCAGCAGTGGATCTTCTCTCGCCAGTCGGCTTAGTCGCATCGCTGACTCCGTTGGCCGGTTGGATTCCAGAAGCTCGACAAACTCCAAATCGAGCAATTGTGAAAGAACTTTGGTCTGATCGTCTGTCAGAGAGCGCAATCCACCGCTATTGAGAGGACGAGTGAGATAAGTAGCCCAAGGTTGACTAAGACCAACCGATTCAGCAATTCGTTTTTTGCTCAATCCCTTAGCCTTAATAGCATGGGAGATAAGTCCTTTCATATTATCCGTCAGTTTGATTCCCATAATGCAATCGAGAGTGTTACGCAATTGTATACGTTATTTGCTCAAAACGGTAGCCAAACTTGTGTCTTTTCTGTTTACAAAACTTAAATTAAGGATAAAGAAATATATGGACACTAAACCCATAAGGGTCGGTATTGCTACGCATAGCCGACTTTCATCAAACGCAAAGAAAAGCCCTAGATCCCTACAGGAGTTAGCAAATCTCCTTCTGAATTACGGGTTAACTAAACTGGAAAACGACGAATTGGAACTCGTCGATCCACAAATTAAAGAGCAAAAGAAAGGTTCACATAAATGAATAGTCAGGCAAAAAAAATTGGGGAATATCTCCTTTCTGGTGGAAAAATCACCAGTCTGGATGCGTTCCGGGAATTCAATTGCACACGGTTAGCGGCCCGAATCCATGATCTTAAAAGCATGGGATTCACGATTGATAAGGAGATGATCAAGACGCAATCAGGGAAACTGGTCGCCGAATATAGCCTCAATCAATGATCACAAGTGTTTTAAAATGCTCCTGCGGCGAGATGCTTTGGGCGAAAATTCTTGGTTCAGATCCAAGTATTGATTTAGCTCTAGGTAACAGTCCACAAACGGTGACGTTTGAGATCGAGCCTTGCGAAATTTGCCAGCAGAAAGCGCAAGAGGCAGGATACAATCTTGCCCGGAATGATGAGCTTGCTCCGATCCTGATCGATGCGCTGGAGCGTTTGGTGAAGTCGAATGGTTTCGACCAGGTTCAACACGCTGAGAAGGTTCTAACAGCAGTGAAAGGATTGCCAGATGCGTAGTCTTCAACCAATTCAAGGCACTTACGAGATGTATCTCGTTGGCGGCGAAAATGACGGCGAAAGCGTTGAGTTTGAATACGACCGTTGCGAGCAGGGTTTCCTCAAGATCACAGACTTGAGGTTTCAGGAGACGCAAAGTAAATGCGAACTGACTGACGATATTGCTGATCGCATTGAGGATTACCTACGCGAGATATGAGAACAATAACCCGGCAGACCATGACGCAGACCGAGCTATTCGCTGGTCTAACGAGACAGATCGCAGAGGACGCGATCGCAGCAGGCTGGATCAAGCCGTGTTGCCAGAAGGTTCCAGAGCGGGGCCGCACAAAAAAAATCTATTCGGTGCGCGATTTTAGACAAGTCGAGCAGCGGATTTTAAATGGGGAATACCCACAACCTAAGTAACAGACATATGATAATCGAAAGTAATAATATCCCACCGGGATTGACAGGCGGTGTGATGAAGCTGCTATGCTTCATCAGCGAAAATAGAGACAGTAATTGTCACGCAATCGCCGAGGCATTACAGGTCACGCCAAGTAATATCACATCCGTGATGGATACAGCCGAGCGGTGCAATCTTGCCGTTCGGGTCAGAAAACCGGGCGACCGGCGAATGTATTCCTGCCAGCTAACTGACATCGGAATTGGCATCGTGGATCAACTGAAACCACAGGAGGATTCAGAATGAGCGACATAGATGACGATTATGCTGCCTACCGCGATCAAAATCATCCGCGTCATGCGACGGTGGTGGAGTTCGTTGATGAAATGATGGAAGCAGAAATGAAAGCAGCGAATTCAGGTGATCAGGATGACCGTTTTATTACAGAACAAAAGGTTCGGAACTTCATGATGGACAAAGGCATTTCACCAGTGAGAGCGCATGAGTTAGTCAAAGCGATCATCGACGGCGAGTGCAAACAAATTCAAATCAATTATTCAGATGACAACAGCAATAGAAAAGACAAGTGACCAGAAGCGCAGTGCGCTGGTGGTCATGGCAAACAAATTCCAAGTGGAGCCGAAGCAACTTCTCTCGACTCTCAAGGACACCGCCTTCCGGGGTGCAACTGATTCGCAGATGATGGCACTTTGCGTGGTGGCTAACGAATACGGATTAAATCCGTTCACAAAGGAAATCTATGCCTTCCCGGACAAAAAGGGTGGCGGGATCGTCCCGGTTATATCGTGCGATGGATGGTATCGAATCGCAAATGATCACGATCAGTTTGACGGGTGCGAACTAATCGAGAACTGCGAGGATGGAAGGCACGTTTCAACGACCTGCCGCATCTTCCGAAAGGATCGCTCTCATCCTGTAGAGATCACTGAATTCCTCGATGAGTGCAAGCGGAATTCCGAGCCTTGGAACAAGCAACCGAAGCGTATGCTTAGACATCGAGCCTTCATTCAGTGCGCTCGCGTGGCATTCGGCATGAGCGTTGCAGATCCAGAGGACGCAGAGCGTATGGCTGAATACCAGAAGGGTGAGCCGGTGAAGGCCAATGGCAATCCCTTCAAACAGGAAGAACCGCTCGCTGCTGCAACTGTAGAGATTGAGCCAGCAGAGATTGAAGAGCCAGCAGAAACAGGAGACGGGCCTGATGGAGACTTCAATTGGGAAATCAATCTAGAGGAGGCGAAAGCATGAGCGAATTCAATCAATGCACTATCTTTGACTGCGAGCAACGCAGTGATGAGTGGTTCGATCTGCGAAAGGGGATTCTAACCGGCTCTGAATTCGGGCCTTGGTTGCTCAAGGATTCGGACAAGCGTAGCCGGGACGCTAGAGAGAAGGCCATCTGTAAACTGGTCGCGCAAGCGGCCGGGGGATGGGAACCGCCAGTTTTCGAGAACGAGGCAATGAAACGGGGAACGCTGATGGAACCTGACGCTGTTGCTGCTTTTGAAAGGTGGAGCCGAAAGAAGGTGTCCGATGTCGGTTTCTGCCGGTCAGTCCACGGTAAGTTTGGATGTTCACCAGATGGTCTGCTCAAAGGCGAGAATTCTGGTTTCGAGGGCAAGGTTCCGATCTCAAGCACACACGTGTGCTACCGTAGGGCGGGAGTCCTGCCGGAAGTATACAAATACCAGGTGCATGGCTGCATGGCCGTTACTGGCGCGGAGTCTTGGTGGTTTCAAAGCTACGAGCCGAGACTGGCATCGTTCCGAATCAAGGTGGTGCGCGATTCATTCACTGATGAGCTATTCGATGCACTATGCGAATTCTCAAGGCAATTGGATCAAGCCATTGCTGAAGAATCGCAGGCGTGGGAACTCGAAAATAAGGTTTCAGCCGATGCAGCGTAATCCATTATCACCGTCAGAACACGTTGAGCAGCGACAGCTAGTTCGCTGGGCAACGGTGTTTGCGAAGAAATACCCGGCACTGGATTTGTTGTTTGCGATTCCGAATGGAGGGAATCGAAATGTCATCACCGGGAAGCTACTCAAAGCCGAAGGTGTCAAGGCCGGTGTGCCGGATCTCTGCTTACCCGTTCCCAGCGGAGATCATCACGGCTTGTTCATCGAACTGAAGCGTGAGTCTGCCCGTCCAAAACGGGCAGGCAAGGGTGGCGTATCGACCGCCCAGCGATGGTGGCTGGACAGTTTATCTAAACAAGGTTTCCGAACCGAAGTCTGTTACGGGGCCAAACACGCAATCGAAATCATTGAACACTATCTAGGGGAGGGCGATGAATGAGTTGGCTTTATTCGCGGGTGCTGGCGGAGGAATACTCGGAGGGCATCTCCTTGGATGGCGCACAGTGTGCGCTGTGGAATGGAACGCCTACGCAGCTTCCGTCCTGGTGCAACGACAGAACGATAAGCAACTGCCAGCTTTCCCAATCTGGGATGACGTTCAAACCTTTGACGGCAAGCCATGGCGAGGACGTGTTGATGTCGTATCTGGAGGCTTTCCCTGCCAAGACATCAGTTGCGCCGGCAAAGGTGCAGGCATCGAAGGAGAGCGATCTTCCATGTGGACGCACATGGCGCGAATCATTGGAGAAGTTCGACCTCAACACGCATACGTGGAAAACTCACCAATGCTTGTGGGACGAGGACTTACAACCGTCCTCAGTGATCTTGCCGAAATGGGGTATGATGCAAAATGGGGAATTGTGGGAGCGCATCACGTCGGCGCTCCCCACAAGCGCGACAGAATCTGGATTGCTGCCTACGCCTCGAGCAACTGACGGTGACAAAGGCAGCAGAACTAAAACAGGTGCTGAAAAAGAGTATGCGCGTGGCAAAAACAAGGATTTGGGAATGTTTGTCGCTATGTGGCCTACGCCGCGAGCGCAAGAGGCTAAACACGGCAAGCCAACCGATTGGGAGATGCAAACTGACCATGAAGGGACAAAGCATTCACTTCGAGTTCAAGTTGCGAAGCGCGATAAAAATTGGCCTACGCCCACCGCAAACGAAGATGCTGCTGGGACACCTGATGGCAAAATGCAGTGGATGTTTAGTCACGCAGCTAGGAGTGGATACTGTACAAGACTGGAATATCAGAAACAAAAATGGCCTACGCCAACATCATCAGAATATAAAGGTGCTGTAATGGATCGCATACCCGGCACCGATCAATACAGAGGAAATCTTTGTGAAAAAGCTGAATTGGAAACAGGCGCACCTCAACTCGAAAACGGCAAAGTTATGAGACTCAATCCCGATTGGGTTGAATGGCTTATGGGGTGGCCCGTTGGGTGGACTAGTATGGAGAAGATTACTGAGCTGGACTGGCGAGATTGGTCGGTTGATCCAGCCAACACTGGCTCAGTGCCACGAGTCACCGGAGGCACAAAACATCGAGTAGGTAGGTTGAAGGCCATCGGCAATGGGCAATGCCCCCAAGCAGCGGCTTTAGCATGGACAATTTTAACAGAAGGAAAATCAATAGAATTATGAGTAATCAAGAAACAGACAAATGGTTGATCGAGTGGAGTCAAAGGCAAGCGCACTTCCACATCGGATTAGCGCAAGATCGGCAGAATTCCAACGGAGGAGAATGGAGAACCATTGGAAGTGTGACCGGCGAATACGACGATGCTTCACGATGGGCCTATCAATGGCTACAAAGAAATACGGAAGCGAAGAAGGCATATCAGAACCGGATCGGATCGAAATAATGTATACAAAACTATTCAACTCAATCGTCACTTCCACCGTCTGGCAGGAGTCCAGCGACATTCGCGTGGTATGGGTAACGCTGCTCGCCTTAGCCGATAAAAACGGGGAAGTGCAGGCATCTATACCAGGATTAGCCAATCTCGCCAATGTAAGCATCCCTGACTGCGAGGAAGCTCTGGCCGCTCTCTCAGCACCAGATGAGTATAGTCGCACACCAGACAACGAGGGGAGACGAATACAGGCCATCAACGGAGGCTGGGAACTGCTGAATCACGGGACATACCGGGATAAGGCAACTGACGCTGACCGGAGAGAGCAGGCTCGACTGCGAAAACAACGTCAACGGGATCGGCAAAAACAGGATGGTGGTCACGCAAATGTCACGAATAGTCACGCTGATGTCACAAATAGTCACGATTTGCGTGACGATGTCACGCCAGTGTCACGCCAGAATTCACAAGCAGAAGCAGAAGCAGAAGCAGATAAATATAAAAGCCCTGGGGTTCCTGCTGCAAATAAGCAGGCAGCAACTCCAGTTTCTTCATCTCAAGGGATTTACTTGGGTATCGCTGAAGCAATGGGAATCCCGTCAGAGTTCGCCGTGGCATTATCTGCCGATGTCGATCTCCGAGGTGGTTGCGATGTGAAAGGTAGAAAGATCAACTCTCCCGGCGCATTCCTCCGTGAGTGCTGGATGCGCGAACAGAAGCGTCAGGAATCGGTGCAATTAGCTGCTCCGTCATCGAAACCGGTTCCCGGCAGAGCTAGGGAAGTCTGGATGGTGGAAAAGGATTTGTTGCGCGTCAAAGCTGAAATCAAGGCGATACAAGAGCAAAAGGAAAATCGTAACGCTGCTGCTGGATTCACCGAGGACGTAGATCAGCACCGTGACCGGCTACAGGGCCAATGGTTGCAATATGTCGCCGAGGCCCGTGAGGAATTCGCTACGACCGAGGCAACACAAGAGGATTGGGCAAGGTTTCAGGAAACGCTTGATTCCGAACGAGAAACGATGTCTAATAATCGTGCTGCCCTAGATGCAGTCAATTCGGATGAGTATCAATGCACCAAACTGGCTGAAATGTTCCCGGACGATGTCGCAACTTTCGACCGCTGGGCAAAGGAAACCGGGAATGCTTGGAGAGATCCCAAACGACTGACCGAGGAAGCGATGAACCAGATAAAAAGCCTCAAGGAGAACATTCGTTTATTTGAAAACGAGCGAAGCAAATTACTCACACAGCAATGAAACTAGGACTGTATCACAACATTCACGCCAAGCGTAAACGCATCGCGGCTGGTTCCGGGGAGCGAATGCGAAAGCCCGGATCGAAAGGTGCGCCTACCGCGAAGGCGTTTAAGGACTCTGAGAAAACCGCAAAAAAGAAAAGGAAGTAATCATGCCCTACGGAAAAGGAACCTATGGCTCGAAAGTGGGCCGTCCACCTAAGAAAAAGACAACGCGCACGATCATGCGTAAGACCAAGACAGCCAAGTCTGGTTACAAGAAGTGATGCTGAATCCGAAACAGGAGAAATTCTGCCAGCTTTATCACCAGACCGGGAATGCAACGCAATCCTACAAGGACGCTGGGTATTCGGCTAAGACTGACGGTAGCGCGAGGACTGGAGCATCAACCTTATTAACAAACCCTAACATCGAGGAGCGTTTGGCAACTATTGCGGCAGAAACTGCCAAGGAGGTGTCTGTAAGCCGCTCTGAGATGCTTGGGCTGTTTTTGGATATAGCAACGGCAGAAGGGATCGAGGAGACGCGAGATCGCATTTCAGCGGGTAAAGAGATCAATCGGATGTGCGGATATTATGAGCCTGACAAAGTCGAGGTTTCAGGAGAAGCAGACTTGCTGGGCCTCATGCGCGAGTTGACCGGGGCCAAGGACATTTCCTCTGAAGGGTAATTTTACCGCGGGGGAAAACGCTTCTCAGGAGAAATTTATGGCAAACAGAAAAATAGGCGATCTAGTCGCCACAGTTGGAACCTATCAAGATCGTGAGACTGGTCAGGAGAAAAAGAGAAGACAGAAGTGCGGAGTCGTTTTCAAGGACGATGAGCGTGGTCACGTCAGCATCAAGCTGGATGCGTTGCCGCTATCACCGGAATGGTCAGGCTATCTGAACATCTTCTTCGATCAAGACAGGCCAGAGCAGTCAGGCGGACAAACCACCTACCAGTCACCGAGTCAAGTGCCGGTCGCTGGGGAAAGCGGTGCGGAAATTCCATTCTAAATGCAAGTGCCACAATCGCAGTGCGCTCTAATCGAGATTATTGACTTTCCCGGTGAGAATCCAGAGTTTGAGAGGATCGTCAAAAGGGCAATCCTTTCAGGCTCATTTTCCGTCAGGCCATGCGATTGCAAACTTGAATGCCGGGATCTTACCAACCGGGATCTAGACAAACTGACTCAAAGGTTGATTGGCAATGGCTGACGAACTCCATGACAAGATCCGCTCGCTGATGCAGGACAAGCAGTGGAGAATGGAGAATATGTATCTCATTCTGGATGAGAACGGGCAGACCATACCGCTAGAATTGAGAGGAGAGCAGGAGACGTTCCTCCGCGAAAGGCATCAGAGAAACTTCGTTCCGAAGGCGCGGAAGCTGGGGATGTCCACCATTATCCTGCTCGACTCAATGGATAGCTGCATCTGGAATGCGAACTATCAGGCAGGCCATGTTGATCTTTCTGAGAAGGACGCATTCGATAAACTGAGCATTGCCAAGTTTGCTTGGGAGAATGGCCCGGATCATCCTAACCCGGAGATCGCTGCCTGCTGGCAATTACTCCACAAGGCCAATCCGCTAGTCAAGGACAGTGCCGGGGTGAACGAGTGGGCGAACGGGGCAAAACAAACCGCCGGTGTCAGCTACACCGGTAAAACTCCGCAACGCCTGCACATTTCCGAGTATGGCCCGATCTCATGCCAGTTTCCGCTCAAGGCAACTCGTATGAAGCAAGGTTCAATGAATGCTGTTCCCCCAAACGGAATCCTCGACATTGAGACAACGATGGAGGGTGGCCGATTCGGGGAATGCTACGCGATTTTTAAGATGGCATTGGAGGCATCAGGCTATGAGAGCCTATCGAAGATGGATTGGAAGATGCATTTCTTCCCTTGGTGGAATCATCCGAGCTACGATCTTCCCGGCCATGAGCCTCACAACCGAGAGACGAAGACTTACTTTGATGAACTTAAAGCAGAGCATCAACTGTTCATTCCGGCCAGTCGGCAGGCTTGGTATGAAAAAAAGAAGGCCGAGCAGGGAGAATTAATGTGGCAGCAGTTTCCGTCCGTGATCAGCGAGTGTGACCGTCACGTGGTTCCGGGACAAATCTTCTCAATGATGACTGAACTCCGGTCGAAAGGAAGAATCCGCGAATTTGAGAAGGAACCAGGCGCACCTTTATACACTTGCTGGGACATCGGCGCGAGTGACAACATGGCCGGTTGGATGGTTCAGCCTACGCGCAAGGACATCAACTGGCTGGAATGGACTGCGGGTGAGGGGAAGGGTGCGCCCGGAGTCGCGGAAGTCATTAAGGGATGGCAGTCGCAACACGGTCAAATCAGTATGCACTACGTTCCTCACGATGCCGAGCAGACTGACAAGGGAAGCGGCATGACGTTTGTCGAGCAGATGGTGCATTGCGGGATTCCAAGGCATTCCATCCAAGTCGTTCCAAGGATACCAGACAAGTGGGTTGGCATTGGTCAGGCTAGGCAACTGCTTCCAAACAGTTGGTTTCACAGTAGAACTGATCAGGAGGTTAAGGACGAGGTCGGGATGGAAAACCTACCTTCTGGGGTGGGCCGCTTGGAAGGCTACCGGAAGAAAGTCGATCAGCAGCATGGAGTATTCAATGAGCCAGTCGGAGACATCTGCTCGCACACTGCTGATGCACTGCGGACATTCGCTGAAGCGTGGGCGCGAAACTTGGTCAGTCTCGATCCAGACGCGATTGATTCTAATCGGAAACCACAGGTGCTGGCTGGATACAGGGGCATGGCATGAAGCAGACTCTTTATCAGCAGGCGATGATGGCGCAGCTTGAGGGCGTGGATCACCAAAGGTTCGCTGCTGACCTGACTGCTTACTTGAATCGCGGTTACGTTTACTCATTACCTGACATTTTTGTCATGGCTAAAACAGTGCCATCAGACTTGATCGGTAATGGCGTTTTAGAGTCAGATGACTTTTTTGAACCGGAAGAAAGCGATACCTGGTATGTGCATCTTATGTCCGGGAAGCTCTCACAGCTATTTTCACTTTGTCCATTTCAATTAGAATATGTTTGCTTTCAACGATTCGGTAGAGTAAAAATGTGGAGGTTTCAGGAGATACAACGAAGATTTTATCATGGGAATGCGAAAAGCTAGGAAACGGCAGGAGGCCATGATGCGCCAACAAGCTGCTGATTTAAGAGCCTCACAGGAGAGATCCGAGGCCCAACAGCGCCTGCACCAACAGGAGATGGCTAAGATTGCTCAGAGTAATTCTGAGGCTCAATTAGCTGCCCAGAGTCAAATGGCTGAGATGCTCGCCAACCGAGACGGTCGAGATGGCCCGGTAGCTCAATCGGTCGGATCAGGTGTCGATGAGGCCCGGCGAAAGGCTAGACGATCAAGCCGGAAAAGGTTTGGACTCAGCAAAACTCTGGTCGCCGGAATGGGCGGCGGGAATAAGCTGGGCGGCAACTACTCGATGCTTGGAAATTAATGAAGTCCATGTCAGATCAGGTGGCGAATATCCTTCGCCGGTATCAGGATTCTAAGGCAAGGCGATCACCTTGGGTGTCAGTTTGGCGCGATCTCGCTGACTATGTTCAGCCGATCAAGGATCACATCGGAACTTCAACGCAGTCAACTCCTGACATCGGTCGCCATTCGCATTTCGATTCGACCGCGCAAGAGGCCAATCTTACCTACGCTTCCGGGTGTATGGAGTGGCTAACGCCAGCCGACAGACCGTGGTTTCAGCTTACTCCTCCTAGATATTTAGAGGATTCTGACAACTGCAAGAAGTGGTTGAGCGATTGCACCGAGGAAATGCAGGCCGAGATGATGGCGAGCAACTTTTACGGCGAAGTCCATGAAGGCTATCTCGATGACGGCGCATTCGGAACCACTGCTCTCTACGTCGAGGAGGATCAAGGTCTGCGCTTTGAAACTTTCGAGTGTGGAGATTTTACAATTCTTGAAGATCATAGGGGACAGGTCGATACCATATTCCGTGAACTCAAACTGACTCCTCGGCAAGCTGCTGTTAAGTTTGGGAAAGAGAATCTGCATGAAAATATGCGAGCATTCTTCGATAACACGGACAAGAAACTCGATCAGCAGTTTGAATTCATTCACGCAATTTACCCGCGTGAGGAAGAATATCGCGAGACAGGCAAGCTGGACGGTGAGAATATGCCGATAGCCAGTTGCTACATCGATCAGACTTACAAGCATAAAGTCAAAGAGTCCGGGATGTGGGAGATGCCAGTCGCCTGTCATCGCCATTTAAAGTGGGGCAAAAGTCCCTACGGTTTCGCTCCAAGTTGGAACGCTTTGACCAATGCCCGTCAGGTGAATATGCTTCAGATGAATCTGGATGTGCTGGCCGAGGTTGCTGCGTTTCCGCGCATAGCTGCACCGTCGAAGCTGAAGGGTGAAATCGATCTCCGGGCTAAGGGCGTGACTTTCGTTGAGGACATGGCGCAGGCTCCGCGAGAGTTTGCGACTGGAGGACGGTATGACATCGGAAAGGATCGTGTGGCTGAAAAGCAGGATGCTATCAACCGGGCATTCCATGTGCCGCTTTTTAATATGTTCCGAGAGATCCCGGTCAACCGGGAGATGACGGCGACTGAGGTGACTGCGAGGATGAACGACAAACTGACGCTGTTCAGCCCAACATTCGCCCGAAAGATAACCGAATATCACACGCCGACAATCCTGCGTGTGTTCTCAATCATGCTCCGGGGTGGCGCGTTTGCTCAAATCCCGGCTGAGATGCAGTCGCTCATGCCCAACGGCATGATCAACGTGGTCGATCCACAGGTGCGATATAGTTCCCGGTTAGCACTGGCGATGGAACAACTCCATGCGACCGGTTTTGCTGCGACTCTTGGAACATACGGCCAAATCTTTGAATACCGTCCTGAACTGCTTGATAACTACGATCTGGATGTGGCGATGCGCGATGCCGCTCGCTCGCAGGGCGTGAAGGAGAACTGGATCATGCCCGAAGCCGAGCGCGATGAGATGCGACAGGCCAGAGCGGAGATGGTTGAGCAGCAGCAGCAAGAGCAGCAACTGATGGCCGAAGCTGAATTAGCAGTCAAAGCACAATGATCGAAACTCAGCTATTTGAGTGTTTAGAGCGTTCTGGCGTGGTTCTCGATCAGGGAGAACTGGAGCAGATGTTCTCGATCTTCTCATCGGCTGAAGGCCAGAAGCTGCTGGAGATCCTTTGTATGTTTAGACATCCAATGGCATCCCGGTTTGAGGGCGCGAGCGATCCGATTGACGCTGCTCGCCGGGACGGTCAGACTGATCTGGTTTCATTCCTCTGGCGTTGGGGATCAGGCTCAAGTCAGCCACCTATTTCGGCCCTGAGTGCCAATCAGACAACAAACGCACAACCATAAACAACACATGACAACAGACGAAATGCTGAGTCAGCTTGCTGAAGCTGGCATCACGCTGCCAGATAAATCTTCAGCCGAGGATGTCGAGGCGGCATATATCGAATTCCAAGCCGGGACATTCGCTGACCAGTCAACAGACGATGGCGATGACGATTACGTTGCGGTTCCAGAACCGGAGCTTGAGCCAGAACAGGTCGAACAGATCGAACCGGTGTCGGAAATATGCCCGATCATTCCAGACAAGACGCTGGGCGATAAAGATCCAAAAGTGGTCGCCTGGTATCGGGAGAATGCTCCTGATGAATACGAGGAGCGATACGCCGGTAGAAACCTTGAGGACTAGGAATCATGGAACCAGAAATCGATATTGATACCGAGCCAACGTCTCTGCTTGATGGAGACGCAAATTCTGCTGCTACAGAGGTGGCCGAGCCGTCATCCGAGCCATCGGCAACTTCTGAGGGAAGTTCCTTTGAGGGAATCTTTGCGAATGACAAGGGACAGTTTGTTGAAAGCTGGCAGGAGAAACTGGTGGGTGACGAGTATGCTGACCTGAAAGGAGTTGCCAGCAACTACAAAGATTTGCCCACACTTCTCAAAAGTCTGAAAGATAATCAAGCTGCTGCAAGGCAACGTCTGGAAGGATATGTGAAGCTGCCCGGAGAGGAAGCATCTGAGGACGAAGTAACCGCCTTTCGATCCGCTCTTGGCGTTCCAGAAGCTGCTGAGAACTACGATTTGGCCGTTCCTCCGAGTGCGCCAGAAGGATTTGAATTCGATGAGGCGATAACTACTCAGCTAAAGGAGACTGCCCATCAATTGAATCTAAGCCCTGACCAGTTAAACGGTCTGGTCGAGTTCCAAGTTCAATCCGAGGTCGATGCTCTTCAGGAAGAAACGAACCAGCAACGGCAATGGGCCGCAGAGCAGAGGACGTTACTAGAGAATGAATTCGGCAACGGCATGAATGAGAAGCTGCACATGGCCGCTCGCACTGCGGAGACATTCGGACTAGATCCGAAAGACTCAATCTTCGCTGATGCTGGCATGGTCAGGGCGTTCGCCAAAATCGGTGAAAGTCTGAGCGAGGACAAACTGATTGCGTCCGAGGCGATGGACAACAAGCTATCGCCTGAAAGCGCGGCAGACGAGATCATGTTCAATGAGAATAATCCTGACTACGCTGCCTACCGGGACGCGAATCATCCGAGGCATAAAGCAGTCGTTCAGAAGGTGAACGATATGATGAAGCAAGCCTACAAGGGTTAACTTTTTAGCTGCTGCAAACTGAAATGCGTCCGGGGGAAACTCTTGGCGCATTTTTGTTTGGGGTTACAGGAATTCATTTGTTCTTGCATTATTCGCAAAACTGTATCAATCTGATGACAGTCTACGCAGACCCGCTCATCGAGTGGCCTATCTAGCTTCGACTCGCCAGAATTGAGCGACCCGAATAGTCGGCCTATCTCTCAAGGTGAACTAACCTTGTAACTACAATATACAATGAGCCTATCTATTCCTGAGCATTACATCAGGACTTTCGAAAAAAATTGGAACCATACCGTTCAGCAGGAAGTATCCCGTCTGGAAGACAAGGTGATGGTTAAAGCCTTCGAGGGTAAGGAAGATGTCCTTACTGATCTCGATCAAGTTGACTTCAAGGAGACTAAGGGTCGCCTTGGCAAGTCTAATCCCGGTGAAGCGACCGGAAGCAAGCGGAAGATCACTAAGCGCAATTTCGATTGCCAGATCATATTCGACAAGGATGACAAACACTTCCTTGGAATGCTTTCCGAGCCTACCAGCGAACTCATGGAAGAGATGAAGTTTGCTTGGAATCGTCGCACCGACCAACTCATCATCGAAGCTGCTTCAGCAGACGTTTATGGTGGCGTTGCTCCCTACACGACTCCGATTGCTCTTCCTTCTACTCAGAAGGTGGCAGTAAACTACGTCGAGCCGGGAACTTCTGTCGCTAACAGCGGCCTGACTCCTGACAAGTTGTTGGAAGCCAAGCGCATTTTCGAGCAGAATGAGATCATGTTTGAGGAAGATGAGATTTATCTCGTTTGTTCTCCCAAGGACATCAAGGATCTGACTTACCACGTCAAGAATGCCGGTAACGACACATGGGCCGCAATGGTGGCTGATTACGTGAAAGACAACAGCAACAAGCTGTTCGACTTTAACGTGATCAAATCCAATCGTCTGTCCGTCTCGTCCGACATCGAAACTGCCATCACGTTCTCAAAGCGCCGTGGAGTTTGTATGTCGCCTAGCGAGATGAGCATTCAGGTCGATGTCCTTCCTACTCAGAAGCACGCTCGCCAGATCTCTGCTTACGGGCAGTATGGTGGCATTCGTCGCTACGAAGAGGGAGTCGTTGAAATCCACTGCGATCATTCACCTTGATCACTTGATCAGTAACTGAAGAAAGGAAACCAATCACATGGCTACTAAAAAAACACAATTCGCAACTGATCAGGATGACCGTTCGATCAAGCTCAATGCTAATCCTAGCTTTCGTGGCGCACAGAAACCAATTCTGAATGCCGACTACGACTACACTCTGGATGGCACTGAAGCTAACGCTGACGTAATTATCCTTGGTTCGCTTGGACTTGATTCTGCTGAGATCATCCCTGAACTCTCCCGTATCGTTGATACCGGAGATACCGGAGATGTTGATCTCAGCGCAACGCTGCAAAGCGTGGATGCTGACGGCAATGTTACCGATCTCGCACAGGTTGCGAGTCTCGACAACAATGTGGTCGCTCTCGCTCGCCTTGCAAGCGGAGCAACTCCAAACGTAGACGCTGCCGATAAGCTGCAACTGACTCTTTCATCCGTGGAAGCTGTCACTGCTGCTGAAACGATCCGCGTCGAACTCGCCGTGAAGTCCACTGATTTCGCAGGATAATCCGCATAAAATTCGCATATGTCTGTTATGTGAATCCGAGC